CGCTGATGGATATCATGGGGTACGTCAAAAGCGTTACCGGGGCACTGCGTCGATGGGTTGAGGCTAACCCGCAGCTGGCGGGCACGCTGATGAAAGTGGCGGCTGCCACTGCTGCGATCACCGTTGTACTCGGCACACTGGCGGTGGCCGTGGCTGCCGTGCTGGGGCCACTGGCGGTGATCCGTTTAGGCCTGTCCGTGCTGGGTGTAAAAACACTCCCCTCCGTTATGTCTGCTGTGACCCGCACCGGCGGTGCGCTGTCCTGGCTGGCAAATGCTCCGCTTTCCCTGTTGCGCCGTGGCATGGCCGCATCCGGCAGCAGCGCCGGATTGCTGACGTCTCCTCTTAACTCCCTGCGGCGTTCTGCCGGGTTGGCTGGCAATGCGCTGAAAGCGCTGGCCGGTGCACCGCTTGCAGTCCTTCGCAGCGGAATGTCTGGTATTCGCAACATTATCAGCATGGTAATGAATCCGCTGGCCGCGTTGCGCGGGGGATTATCCGCAGCCGGTGGTGTGCTGCGTTTTCTGGCGTCCGGCCCGCTGGCCCTCCTTCGCGTCGCGCTGTACGGGATTTCTGGATTGCTGGGCGCCCTGCTTAGTCCGATAGGGCTCGTTGTGGCGGCGCTGGCTGGCGTGGCGCTGGTTGTCTGGAAATACTGGCAGCCGATAAGCGCATTTTTAGGCGGAGTGGTTGAAGGATTCAAAGCTGCAGCTGCGCCTATCAGTGCGGCATTTGAGCCACTGCAGCCTGTTTTCCAGTGGATAGGTGACAAGGTCCAGGCATTGTGGGGCTGGTTTACTGATCTGCTGACGCCGGTTAAATCCACCTCTGCAGAGCTGCAAAGCGCGGCGTCGATGGGGCGGCAGTTTGGGGAGGCGCTGGCGGCAGGGCTGAACATGGTCATGCACCCGCTGGATTCGCTTAAATCGGGCGTGTCCTGGCTGCTTGAAAAACTTGGCATTGTCAGCAAGGAAGCGGCCAAAGCGAAGCTTCCTGAGCAGGTCACGCGGCAGCAACCAGCCACGGTAAACACAGACGGTAAAGTGGTGCTGCCGCCTGGCGGATTCCCGCCGATGGGTTTTGCTGGCATGTACGACAGCGGCGGTACCATTCCGCGCGGCCAGTTCGGCATCGTGGGTGAGAATGGCCCAGAGATCGTTAACGGGCCCGCCAATGTCACCGGCAGGAAACGGACTGCTGATCTGGCAAGGGTGGCGGCAACGCTCAATCCTTCCCGGACGGAACCGGCCAGCGCTAAACAATATCCTGAACGCGCGATAGTTCTGCCGCCTGATAGTGTGAACGGTCCGGCAAATCTTCCGGTAATCAATCGTACTACTGAGCTGGTGAAACTGGCGGCAACGGTAAGCCCGGTTCGTGATGTAACAGCCAGCCCGGAGCAACGGCCTGAAAGCAGGTTAATACTGCCTCCTGAGATTGTTAACGCCCCGGTAAATCGTCCTGGTCGGGATCGTGCTGCGGAGCTGGCTGATATCGCTGCGGCTGTCATGCCAGCACCGGCCATTACGGAAATCACGGATAACAGGGCTGACCCGATGGCTATGCGCCAGAAGGTGTTCGCTTCCGTGGTCGCTGGCGTAATGGGCCTGGCGGCTGCCCCGGCAGAAGCCGCGCCAATTCATCCGTACAGTGTACCTGTCAGGACGCAACCGGCGCCGTCGGCAAAGGCAGGGAGACAGCCGCAGATAATTAAGTACGAGATAAGCGCGCCAATTCATATTGTCGCCCAGCCAGGGCAAACCGCACAGGATATCGCCCGTGAGGTGGCCCGGCAGCTTGATGAGCGAGAGCGCAGGGCCAGGGCAAAAACACGCAGCAATTTCAGCGATCAGGGGGGATATGAATCATGATGATGGTGCTGGGTTTATATGTATTTATGTTGCGCACTGTCCCTTATCAGGAGCTGCAGTATCAGCGCAGCTGGCGACATGCAGCCAACAGCCGGGTGAACCGCCGCCCGTCAACGCAGTTTCTTGGCCCGGATAATGATTCACTGACACTGTCCGGGGTTCTGCTGCCGGAAGTGACTGGAGGCAGGCTGTCATTACTGGCGCTGGAGTTGATGGCAGAGCAGGGCAAAGCCTGGCCTTTGATTGAAGGCAGCGGAACCATTTACGGCATGTTTGTTATTGAAAGTCTGAGCCAGACAAAGACGGAGTTTTTTGCCAGTGGAATGCCCAGGCGCATTGAGTTTACGATCACCCTCAAACGGGTTGATGAATCGCTGTCTGACATGTTCGGGAGCCTGAGTGACCAGCTCAGCAACCTGCAGGACTCTGCTGCCTCTGCGATTGGGGGGATTAAGAACACGGTAGGAGGATTGCTGCAGTGAACGTTAAATCTGATCTTCTGAATCTGAACAGTAAAAGCCCGGCTTTCAGTATCGTCATTGAAGGTAAGGACGTGACGAGCGTGCTGGATACCCGCCTGATGAGTCTGACGCTGACGGATAACCGGGGCTTTGAAGCGGACCAGCTTGATCTGGAGCTGGACGACGCCGACGGGCTGATCGCCCTGCCGCGACGTGGGGCAGTGATTCAGCTGGCGCTGGGCTGGAAAGGCCAGCCGCTTTTCCCTAAAGGGGCTTTTACTGTGGATGAAATTGAACACAGCGGTGCCCCTGACCGGCTGACCATCCGGGCGCGTAGCGCAGATTTCCGTGAAACCCTCAATACACGGCGCGAAAAATCATGGCATCAGACAACGGTGGGGGAGGTGGTAAAGGAAATCGCCGCCCGGCATAACCTCAAAATGGCGCTGGGTAAAGACCTGACGGATAAGGCGCTGGATCATCTGGACCAGACCAATGAAAGCGATGCAAGTTTTCTGATGAAACTGGCGAGACAGTATGGGGCGATTGCTTCCGTTAAGGACGGGAATCTGCTGTTTATCCGGCAGGGACAGGGAAGAACGGCGAGCGGCAAGCCGCTGCCGGTTATCACCATCACGCGCAAAGCCGGTGACGGTCATCGGTTCACCCTTGCTGATCGTGGTGCCTACACCGGTGTTATTGCCAGCTGGTTGCATACGCGTGAACCCAGGAAAAAAGAGACAACCAGTGTTAAGCGTCGTCGAAAGAAAACCACCACACCCAAAGAGCCGGAAGCAAAACAGGGCGATTATCTGGTGGGAACGGATGAAAACGTGCTGGTTCTTAATCGTACCTACGCCAACCGGAGCAATGCAGAGCGCGCTGCAAAAATGCAGTGGGAACGTCTGCAGCGTGGGGTTGCTTCATTTTCCCTGCAGCTCGCTGAGGGGCGGGCTGATCTCTATACGGAAATGCCGGTGAAGGTGACGGGGTTTAAGCAGCCGATTGATGATGCAGAATGGACCATTACCACCCTGACGCATTCTGTCAGCCCGGATAATGGATTTACGACCAGCATGGAGCTTGAAGTAAAGATTGATGATTTAGAAATGGAATAAATAAGTTCTCAATATTGATTCTTTGTGTATCATTATTGAGATTTTAATGGTGGCGGAGAATAAAAAAATGATGAATTGCCCAAAGTGTGGACATGCGGCGCACACCCGGAGCAGCTTTCAGGTTACTGATAGCACGAAGGAGCGTTACTGCCAGTGCCAGAACATTAATTGCGGCAGCACATTTGTCACCCATGAAACGGTTGTACGATTTATCGTTACCACGACAATAATCAATAATGCCCCGCCGCACCCTACGCCGGGTGGTCAAGGGCACATGAATTTTTAAAATAAGAACCTGCTGCGGCAGGTTTTTTATGCGTCAGGAATTTCACCCGTTTCTATAAAATGAACAAAACTTTCTTCATCAATGATGATCGTACCCTTCATGCGTGCAGCATTTACTTTGGAAGGACCGGCATTGTATCCGCAACAGAGCATCTGCAGATTTTGAGTAACGGAACTTCTCACTGTCATGCTGTGCGCCTCGGCAACTTCAATCAAACGCTCTTTATCTGCCTTTTTGAAACCTGTAAAACAGACGTCAAAAGTTAGGGTTTTGGGCTTGGTGGCCTTGGTTAGATGGATGTAATTTTCCGGTAGGAAGGACTGACAGGCTTGCTGTGCTTCATCAGCAGATGTGCATTCTTGAAGTATTCTATCTTTACGAAACGTTCTTATTGAATGGGTTGATTGGCATATACCCTGAATGTGGTTATCGCTGTAGCTAACACTGCTTATTGAATGGGCACCAATGCGCGCATTCGCATTGATGTAAACAAAGTGCATTTCTTCCATGTGAATCACCTTTATTACACAAACGGCTAAGACGTTATGAACGGTGGGCAAATTGGCTGCCGCCATTTTGCCGCCACAGCCAAACAAAAAGGGGTTACGTTTTCACGTAACCCCTTGTTTTATTTGGTGGAGCTGGCGGGAGTTGAACCCGCGTCCGAAATTTCTACATCCTCGGTACTACATGCTTAGTTTGTCTTTACATTCGCACGCCAGCTGCGGACAAACACGCCACTAACGAACTAGCCTGATTAGTTTTAACGCTTCAACCCCAGGCAGGGTTTCCACGCGATCTCTTTTGGGTTTGACCTCTCTTT